AACGAAGCAGAGGACACCAATCCAATAAAAGAAAGCGAGACTCCTGTGGAAGATTTAGCAACAGCACCACAAGAAGCAAAGGCAGAGGCTGCTACTCCTACAGTAGAAGCCGCACGCCCAACAATTACAGCACCACTTATCCAAACAACTATTCGTACGCCAATTACATCTATGGCTGCTTACACAGAGCATAAGATCAAGGCTGCATTAGGTAATGATGATTCAAAGCTATATGTAACAGCAGCGGATGATGCATTTTCAAATAACGGCGCATTTAATCCAACACAATATCTAGCCGAGTTTGTAACTAACACACGCTTTGGCACACCTGCTATTGATGCATGTTCACAGGGCGTATTGCCACCAAACGGTATGACAATCAATGTACCTTCACTCGTTACGTCAAGTGGCGGTGGTACAGGTGTAGCACCAGTAGTTACTGTAGAAGCCGAAGGCGGCGCAGTACAAAATACTGGCATGGAAACAAATTATTTATCAGCAACTGTATCTAAGTACAGTGGCATGAATACGCTATCTATTGAGCTTCTAGAAAGAGCAGGATATCCTGGCTTTTATGAGGAGTTAACTAATCAATTAACACAAGCATATTTAAAGACACTTGATACCACAGTACTAACTGCAATTCTTGCAGCTGGTATGAACGGCACAAACACAACTGCTGATCTAGATGGTATTGTTGCATTTACTACAGAAGGCGCACGTGAAGTGTATAAAAACACTGGTTACTTTGCACAGAACTACATTGCGAACCCAGCACAATGGGGCGCTTTGATCGGAGCTCAGGACACTACAAAGAGACCCGTATTTAATGCTTTGCAACCAATGAACGCTGCTGGTCAAGTTGGCCCACAGTCGATCAGAGGGTCAGTGCTTGGACTTGATCTATATGTAGATAAAAACTTTACAGCTACTACATTTGATGATGATTCTGCTGTTATCCTTGCACCAGAAGCATTTACAGTTTATCGCTCAGCACAAAACTTCATGTCTGTAAACGTAGTATCAAATCTACAGGTACAGGTAGCAATTTATGGATACATGGCAACACTTGCCAAAATGCCTAACGGAATTATCAAGTACAAGAAGACCTGATAACACCGATTAAATAAATAATCCCTAGGGTTTAGTAGCCCTAGCCCTAGGGAGCTTTTTTAGATAAGGAGTAAAGATGCCAGCCACGTATGTAACCGAAGCTGAGTTACGCAGTAATTTAGGTATTGGCACACTTTATACATCGGCAACAGTTGAAGAATGCTGTCAATCAGCAGAAGATTTAGTCAATCAATATTTATGGTTCAACACTGCCCCAGTAGTAGGCACAGCATTACAAGATAACGTAGCAACACTTATGATAGCAAATCCGAATGCATTTGTAGCCACACAATCAATAACTGTAAGTGGCTGTGGTGCGCCATTTAACGGCACTTACACAATTACTGGCACAATACCGCCAAGCACAGGTACAACTAGCCTTATACCAGTATTCATGTATCAGTACGGACAAAATAATTATCCAAGCGGATATTCATTTGTGCAATATGCAAGAACAGCAACAAATCAAACTTTTCACAAGGTAGTACCTTATGGCGTAGCCACAGGCCCAGACCACAAAACCCAAGCTTATGCGAGCACCCCTGCAATACGAGAAGCGGCCATGATCGTAGCCGTAGATATCTGGCAAGCTAGACAAGTCAGCCAGACGGGTGGGGTCGGTATGGATGGGATCACTGCCAGCCCATATCGGATGGGTTATCAGCTGATTAACAGAGTGCGTGGTCTCATCCAGCCGTATTCTAGTCCTAACTCACTGGTCGGCTAATGGCTGCAATAAGCACCTTACGTGGCACTTTAGCAACCGCACTTACTAATGCAGGCGTGTGGAATACCTTTAGTTTTCCACCTGCAACTCTTCTCGCAAATAGCGTGGTCGTAACTGTATCCGATCCTTACATCGTACCTAGCAATAATAGCCAGACAAGTATTGCGCCTTTGGCTAATTTTAAAATTTTAGTGACAACACCTGCATTCGACAATCAAGGCAACCTAAAAGGCATAGAAGATTTTCTTGTAGCAGTAGTAAACAAACTAGCGGCATCAACCCTGGTTTATAACATATCAAGTGTCTCCGCTCCAGCTATAACTAACGCAGCTAGTGGAGATTTATTAACGTCAGAAATCACCGTATCAATCCTAACGAGCTGGAGTTAAAATGAGTTCACAAGCAGACGACTTAGCCTTCTTAATAAAGATAGGCCAGATCAAAGAAGCACCAAAACAAACCGCACAAACTAAAAAAGAAGAGGAATAACAATGGCCATATACTTAAATAACAATGTAGGCGTTAAATTGGCTACTGCCGCTGCGCCTACAGTACCTTCAATAGATATTAGTTCTTACGTATCTAATGCAGTAATTAACCAAATTGTAGACGAACTTGAGGTCACAACAATGGGCGATCTTTCTCACCGCTTCGCTCAGGGTTTGCAATCTGCCACATTTTCTATCGACTTTATCAATGACTGGGCATCTTCTCAGGTTATGCAGACACTTAACGCTGCATTTGGAACAACTTTAGCAGTGTCAGTAATTACAGTTAAAGGCACTGCAGTATCAGCCGCTAACCCAACTTACCAATTTTCAATCTTGGTAAATAACCTAACCCCAATCGGTCAAGGTGGCGTGGCTGAAATTGCGACTAGCAGTCTGTCCTTTACAGTAAACTCAGTAGTAACAGTGTCATCATCGGTGGCATTCTAACTAAGGAGTAGTAATGGCAAAACTAAAGATTACAAGGGTTAATGGTGAGGTATCTGAGCACAAGATAACGCCAGGAGTCGAATATAGTTTTGAAATTTCCAAAGGCATGGGCATTTCCAAGGCATTAAGAGAAACAGAAATGCAAAGCCATATTTACTGGCTCGCTTGGGAATGCTTACGCAGATCAGGTGCGCAGGTATCTTTGTTTAACGCAGAGTTTATTGACAGCTTAGAAACTGTCGAGGTATTAGACGAAGAAAAAAAATAGTACAGCGTGATTCCATTCTCTATACGATGGCTGCTTTAAGTGTAGAGACTGGAATTGCGCCTAGTGAGTTTACCAATATGGATTCGGACATGCTCACAGCAATAATGCAGGTGCTTAGCGATAGAGCAAAGGAGATCAGAAATGCCAGTAGAGGTCGTAGGCGTTAAAGATGTCCTTAAAGGCTTAGAGTTTATAGATGAAGACATGCGTCAACGCATTAGGACTGCTATAGATCCTTTAATGCGTGGTGTAGCAAGTAAAGCCAGAGCATTTGCGCCAAGCAATAGCGAAGTATTATCAGGCTGGAGTAAAGCACCTAACCCAGAAATTAACTATCGGCCATTTCCAAGATATGATGCCAGCACCGTAAAAGCAGGTATCGGATATAACTCAGGCGAAAACAAAACATTTAGAAACGGATTTAAAGTTAGTAATTACGTGTATAACGTAAGCGCAGCTGGTCGCATATACGAGACTGCAGGTCGCAATAATCCACAAGGGCGTGCGCCATTTCAGCAAATAGATCCAAGTACACCTAACTCACCAGTGGGCGCAGTGCAAGGATTTGAGGGTACTAGAAGAGCTAGAGAATATACATATAATAAATCTACAAGAGAGTACGCATCTAATAATCCATTTGCAGGCTATCAATTTGTGACGTCTATGCCTGGACTTACATCACAGCCAAAGATCGCAGGCGTACGTGGTGGTCGTGGCAAGAAAACTAAAGGCAGACTTATATTCAAGGCATGGGCTCAGGATAGTCAAGAAGTTTATGATGCAATTCTTAAAGCGATAAACTCTACAGCTATACAATTTAACAAAGCCACAGAGATTAAGAAGGCAGCCTAATGGCCAATGTAGTCGTCTCGGCTATTGCTACCTTTAATGGCAAAGCACTTAAAAAAGGTCAAAAGGATATATCAGCCTTTGACAAATCAGTCAAAAAATTAGGCAGAACTTTTGCAGCTACTTTTGGTGCATACCAATTATTAAATTTTAGCAAAAAAGCAGTACAAGCCTTTATGGCAGATGAGAAAGCCGCCAAGTCACTAGAGCAACAATTAAAGAATACTGGCTATCAATTTAGTGGCCCAGCCGTGGAAATGTATATTGCTAATCTACAAAAAACTACAGGCGTATTAGACGATCAATTACGACCAGCATTCCAGCAATTATTAACAGTAACAGGATCACTTACCACAAGCCAGGATGCATTAAATACTGCACTAAATGTAAGCGCGGCAACAGGTAAATCATTAACCGAGGTTACCTCAGCCCTATCACGTGGCTATGCAGGTAATACCACTGGTCTAAGTAGATTAGGTGCTGGTCTAAATAAAGCACTATTAAAGACTGGCGACATGGATAAAATCATGGCCGAACTTAATAAAAAGTTTGCAGGTCAGTCGGCAGCTAGATTAACTACTTACGCTGGAAAGATGGATCTATTAACCGTAGCAGCCGCTAATGCACAGGAAATTATTGGCAAAAGTTTATTAGATTCTTTAAGCGCATTAGGTGATGATAATAGTATCGAAGGTTTGACAAAGAATATGGAAGATTTTGCCACAGCTACAGGTGATGTAATTTATGGTCTAGGCATAGTGGCTAAAAGAATTAAAGAGTTAACAACTATACCTGGTATTGGCAGTTTATTTGATGTTAAAAATATACCAGTCATAGGTGCGTATTTAAGCGGATTCCAACAAATGGGTAAAAATGCTAGAGAAACAAATAACTCTCAATTTAACACAGTAGCCCGTCCATCTACTGCAGAAATCGGGACTCAACTTAAACTATTAAAGAGTAAAAAAGATGAATTAGCAATACTTAACAAAAAGAACGCTATTGAAAATAAAAACGTAGAAGAATTACGTAAGAAGTTTGACTTAGAGCGCATAGGCATAAACGCAGCACTAAACAATGCTACGGATGAAGAGACTAAACTACGCTTAAAATCACAGCTAGCAATCCTGGACAATAACGAGGCTTTGGCTAAGAAGTTACTAGCAGAGTTAGAAGCTGCAGAAGCATTAAAGAAGTTAGCAGAGCAAGCCAGACTTGCAGGCATGAGCCTTGAGGACTTTGGCATATTTAAGGTTAAATCTTTATCTAATAAAATAGATACATTTATAGAAGAGTTTGCTATATCTGCTATCAGAGAATTAAACGCACGTATAGCGGCTACGCTTGCTAAGTACAATATGGCAACACCACCACCAGCTACAACAGGCCCAATGATTACAGGGGAATCAGGTAGGCAATACACAGCAGCACAATCGCAAGCTGCAATACTTGACACTAAAGAATTAAACTCACGCATAAACGATTTCTTAGGTGGCTTTGGCATGGGCACACAACGATCATCATCACAAAGCCCTATGGATATCAAAATAACTGTAGACGCAGGTGGCGATAAGCTAAGCCAGGCAATAGCAGAAAGCATACAGGTAGCAACTAGGTCAGGTTATTCAACAGTACCTAATGGCTTTATAGCATGACCGTGCCAGTAATAAATGCAATAATTAACTTTAGCACTGGCCCATCCTTTGCTCAGGCCATGATTATTGACCAAGGTATTTTAGGCACTAACGTACTAGCAGATTCAGCAGCTGTAATTGTAGACGTCTCAAATCAAGTTAATCGCATAGAGACTAACCGAGGTCGTACTGCATTATCAGATCAATTTCAAACAGGCTCACTTACTTTACGTATTGTCGATCAGTCGGGTGACTTCAACCCAATGAACGTATCGGGGCCCTACTATAATTTATTAACACCTATGAAGAAGGTACAGATTACTGCTACCTTTAACAATGTTACCTATCCTATTTTCTCAGGATTTATTACTTCTTATGTAACTACATACCCAGATGAGTCGGGTGAAGATTTAGCCATGACTACAATACAAGCTGTAGATGCATTTAGATTAGCCCAGTTAGCACAGATCAGCACAGTTACAGGTGCTATTGCAGGCGATTTATCAGGCACACGTATTAACGAAATACTAGATGAAATTTCATGGCCTTCTTCTCAGCGTGATATTGATGCAGGGCTGACTACGATGCAGGCAGACCCAGGCACTAACCGCACAGCT